TTCTTACACTCTTATTTCAGTGCGTCATAATGTGTGTTGTGTGCTGTGTTACCAGCCTTTTGCACAGTAGAATTACTATCTGGCCTACCAACCTTGTGTGTTGTTTTTAAAATATTTTTTTAAGTTTGCCATAAGTTTTGCCTGAGTATTTTCTGCCTTTGATTTTGCCTTTGTTTGGATCTGTGTTTGTTGTTTTATTTGTGAGCCTGTCTAGTTGTGTTGGTGTAAGTTTGCTTAAATCACTGGTGCCATACATTAGTTTTGCCGTTGTATAAAACCTATTGTGCATTTTTGCTGCTTTAATTGCCATAATGTTTGTTGCCTGTTTTGTTGTTGTCTGCTTAGTATATATGCAAAGTGTTAAATTGTCAACTATTTTTAATAAGTATTGTTACACAGTTCCTTGTGCAATGGGTTGCTTTTTTTGATCTCTGAGCAACCCATTTTTATTTTACTAATTTATTAAAAATTGATGCACTGCTAAACTTTTTGTTTTCCTCTGCAAGTATCCAATAGTTGTTTAACAATTGAATCAGTGTTTGATCTGTGTTTCCTAGTGCATCCAACTGTGCTATACAGTCCTCAATTAAGTTGTTGTGTCTTAGTATGTCTGCTTGATACAACAAGTTACTAGGATTAGATCTACGCCCTGCATGATTCTTTGTTAGTTGCTTTTTGTGCCACTTTTGTGTTTGTTTAGGATCATTACCAGTTTTACGCAGTTTTTTATTGTGATGCAACTGTGGAAGTGCATCATGCAACTGTTGAAAGTCTTCAATCAAGTCTAACATCCGCTGTCTTTGTATTTCGCTTTGATGCACTTGTATGTGTGGTAATCCTCCGCGATTGTTTGAACTGAATGGTTTGAATTTTACTGTAAAAACATGCATTTGTTTAGCCTCCGCTGTTATTTACCGCTTTTGTTAAAAAACACACTCATTGAGGTGTTTTTTTAGTGTTTTTATAATATAGCACAACTGTTGTGTTTTGTCAATTTAGATCAAACAAGTTAGCAGGAAGATTTTGCATGTTCTTTTTACTTGTATCTAAACTTACACTACATTTTAAGTCCCACAATGCACTTTCGCTGGGCCATTGACTAGCACAGTATTGTTCTAACACACCTGTTACACTAGCAGCATCTACTTCTTCTACTGTTACATTATCAAGTGCAGATATTTTTGGTGTTTCATCACTGAGTTTTGTTGGATTAGTAACACTAGCACTTTTTATTTCACCAACACTGCGATTTGCTCTGCGTTGTGCTACTGTGTGCAGATCCACTGTTAAGTTTAGTATAAGCAAATGGTCCATAGTGGCTATTTCTTTATACAAACTAGCACTTTGCATAAAACTACATTCCCACAACATATTCCATTTATGTGTTACACAAAACTGTGCAAGTGTAATTAATTGACTGGTGTATTTTAGTGTGTCTGCACCATTTAAAAATCCTCTGTCTGTGTCATAAGGATCTGTGTCTGCATACTCTCCTACAAATGCACAATCATTGAGTCTATTACTGCCTGTGCATAGTGTTAGTGCGTGTTTTTGTCCTAGTTTGCAAACTTGCTTTTTTGTAGTGTATTGTTGATACAGTGCTTTAGCAGTTGTTGTTTTTCCACTGCCTTGACTGCCTCGTATGTTTATAAACATTTGTTGTCTCCATTGTTGCTGTTAATATAACACTTAAAACTCTAAAAGTCAACCGTTTGTGTATCATACTACAAAAACAGTATTTTTTTACTATATGTAGTATATACCTGAGCTTAGAGTGAGCTTAAATTCACAACATATTGTGCAGAAAAAAACCCCCTAGCTTTTACACTAAGGGGCTTAAAATATACCATAATATTTTGGAGCTTGAAATAAATGGTCCAACCAATAGACACACTTATTGCAACATTATTTATGTGGAAATGGGACCACCTAGTGTAAGTTTTTTCCATGCACTGCCATCATATACTGCTAGTGCTTTACCACCAGTGTCATTGCTAACATAAGCAACTTGTCCTTCTACACCAGTTAGTGCATTTAATTGTGCAACTGTTCTTGGTGTAAGTTCAATCAAGTTATTTACTTTTACAACACCTGTGTTTGGATTCATTGTAATGTTGTTGCCACTTGAACTTTGTAGTGCATCTGGTAGTTTTGTGTTTACTATCAATCCACTGCTGTCTAATGCCGCAATACCATCTGCAGCATCATAACTGCTGATTATACTGTTTAGTTTTTGAACTGCTAGTAACAAGTCTGTTCTTGCACTTGCTGGACTATCAGTTGCATCATTTAAATTCAACTCACTTACTGATCCTGTTGGGAATGCCATTGTCTTCTCCTATTAACTTGCTGTTGTATTTGGGCTATGCATAAGTTTCCAATTAGTGCCGTCCCAAAATACTACGCACTTACCACTTGTTACACTTGACTCATTTGTTACATATGCAACTGCACCTGTGCCTGTTGCACCTAATCCTGTTGGTAGTTGAGCTATTGTATAATTTACAAGTTTAGTTGGTTGCAACATTTCTATTTTGTCTGCAAACACAGTCATTTTACTTACTGAATCTGTTCTAAATGTAATTTCTGGAGTGCTACCACTTAGTGTTGCACTGTCAAATCTTACTTTGTCACCAATTGCAAAAAAGTCTAACAATTTACCTTGAAAGAAAAACGGAGCATAATTGCTAGTGCCCCTTGTCATACTTCTTATACTGTTACCAGTTACATCTGTGCTTACTGCTTGTAAGTCAATTCTACCTGTAGCATTTGTGCCACCATTACCTGATCCATCATATATTTGTAACAAGTCTGCGGCATTTGTGCCTTCTCTAACATTAACAACACCATCGTTGCTGTCCCGTAAATTGTTGCCATCTAAGTCGCCTGTAAAGCCACCGCCAGCATCTTCGAAGGTTAAGTTACCACTACCATCAGTTGTAAGCACTTGTCCATTTGCACCATCACTGGTAGGATAGTCTAATCCACTAAGTTCAACTGGTCCTGTGTTTTTAAGTTTAGCACCACTTACATCACTAAAAAAACTGTATTCGTTTGTGATAGTTGGTGATCCAAGTTTTTCATACTTAAAGCCATACAAGTTAGTAACTGTTATATTTGGAACATAGTGAATACCAGCCGTTAGTGCAAGTTCTGTAACAGCCAAACTGTTTGTAAGTGTTCCTTCTAGTATAACATTTTTATTAACATCTACTCTTGCTAGTGTGCTACCGCCACCACCGCGATTTTCTATAAGAAGATCGTTGTGTTTACCCCACACACCTCTAGTGCTACTAGTTTGACTTGTATCAAAACTGTTTGCATCTACAATAGCCTCATCGATATTCATACGAATTCTATTTGTGTCATTGCTGGTGCAATCTGCAGTTAGTTTGACCAATGCACTTCTTGTGTTCATGTATGCACGATTTGTATCTGTGCCATGATCTAGTTTTTGACCAATAATTATTGGACCATTTACTCTAGCAGTTGTTTGTTGTGTGCCTGTTGGTAATGCATTTTCACCTATAAAGAAGTAATCATTGCTGCCATTGTTTACAATGTTGTTGTCATCAACATTTAAGTCAGCAGTTAGTGTGTTGTTAAATCCGCCAGCATCAGCAAATGCTAACACTCCACTTCCGTTAGTTGTTAACACTTGTGTGGCACTGCCGTCACTTGTTGGATATGTAAGTGTATTCGTTTTGAATGTGCCTGTAATTTTTACTTCATTACCACTTGCAATAATGTCTAAACTTTTGTTGGCACTAATTGCAAATCTACTTACATTACTTGCTGGATCTGTAAATGTTAAACTTTGGTAACTTAATTTACCTGCAGCATCCGTGCCAGCGTTTCTTCCTGTGGCACTCCAAGCATTTACTTGATCAAATACATCTAAGTCTTCATTAATAAAAACAGGGCCACTACCACTGTTGAATATGTTAAATCCGTTAGTGTCTAAGTTACCACCGAGCTGCGGACTTGTATCGTTTATTACTTCACCACCTGGATTTTCTTCAACATCAAATCTGTTTTGACTGGCATTGTAAACTAAGATGTAATCATCAGTAGGGCTCGCAGGAATATTGAACATATCAATAATTTCTATTTGATTTGCTACTGTTTTGTTTAAGTCCGCTCTTGCACCACTTATGCTATCTGAGTCAGCATCAGTTGTGGTTGCAACAGGCTTATTTCCTGAGGGCCAAGTTGCCATTACTTACGCTTACCTCCGCGTTTGCCACCCTTACGCTTTTTTTCTTTTTTCTTCATATAAGCCACTTTACTCTCCTATAATTTAAAATCTGGTTTCCATGCTTGTAAACTCCAATACGCGGCGCTGAGTGTTTTTTGACCTTTTACTTTGGCTAACACTGCACCCATTCTTGCATTGAAACTTCTGCGTCTTGCTGGATCATTTCTACCTATGCTCATACCTTTTTGACCAAAGTTAATTTTCTTAACATTGCCAGTGCGTTTATCTTTTACATAAACTTTAAACTTTTTAACATCACCTTGCATTGGCTTGTTTAGTTTAACTGTGCGTCCTCTGTATGTTGCCATTACACCATCTTGTCTATTACTACTGTTAGTAGTGTTGCTAAAACTCCTGTTAAGATTAACCAAATCCTGCCGTCGAGTTTGTCTACTTTTTTCTCTAATTCTTTAATGTTGTCACACATGTGCTTCATCTGAGTGTCTCTCAAGTTCACCATTTCTGTTTCTAATCTTATCAGACGCTCTTCGTCAGTCATTGAATCTTCCTTTATAATATTTAGCTGACTACAATGTTGCCATTACTGTCAGCACTTACGGCTGGATAACCTATTAGTGTTACTGTGGCAGTTGTTGCAGTTTCAATCTTACCCCATGTGTCTAAATTGTAGTTTGTTACTTGTGGTGCACTTGTGCTAGTGTTTGTAAGTATAACTTGCATGTTTTGTGGAGCATGTGCAGTTACACCTTGCACTAGTCCGTATGCTCTTCTAATTGGCAATGTTGTTGCACTAGCGCCTATACTAAAATTTACAAATGTTTCACTTATTGGATCTGTAAAAAATTCACTTTGTAAACTTAACAGTTGTGCAGTTGCACTAGCATTTGCCACTGTTACTTTTGTTTTTACATATCTTGCAGTTGCTACACCTGGTGTTATTTCTGTGTATGTTGTATCATCTGGTGATGTAAGTAGTTTTACTGTTACTGTGCCAACTGCTTCTACAAACACTGTTGGATAAAATGTAACACTCTCACCAAAGTCAAATGCACTACTTGTATGCACCAAGTCATCAAAACCTGTGCTACCATTTATAGTTGTGCCATTGCCTGTCCATTGTAACAGTGTTGCCCATGTTACAGTATCATCTGCTAAGTCCTGCCAATCATATGTTCTTGTGCTTACTAGTGCCATTTGTTTTCCTTAGAATGTAGTGTTTTGCACACTAGTATACTTACTAGTTGGTGCAGTATATGTAAAAGTTGCACTTGGTAAACTATCACCATTGTCTAACCCTGCTGATATTCTAATTAAATGATCGCTACCATCCATTGGAAATCCAGCTATCTGTTGATAATAACCGCCTACTTGTGCAGTGGTGCCTGGAATAAAAATGCCATTTATTACAAATTGTTTATCTGCATTAGAATAACTTTCAACTGTAACCAGTCTAATCTGATCCACTAGTATGTCAGCAATATCTACATTTATGTTTACATACACTCTACCGCCTCTTGCATTGTCTCTTTGACTTCTTTCTGTTACACTGTTGATGTTAAACTGTGTGTTAGTTGGTTGTGTTATGTTAATTGGTGTTGTTGGTTCATTGCCAGTTGCTGGTGGATTAGTAATACTATCCCAAGTTCCGTCACTGTTTGGTGCATAGTATTTTGTTTGTGCAGTATCACCAACATACTTTATTTGACTTACACTGCCGTAAATTGTGCTATCATCTGTGAATACATAAACACTAGGTGTATGTTCACTTGCAGTTATGCCAATCGTATAGTCTGCATTTACTTTCATACTGTTTACTCTGTAGTAAGTATCTATACCAAGCGGGCTATACTGCACAGTAATAATGTCGCCAACTTCTACTTCATGTAGTTCAGCAGTTGCATCAAACTCAATGTTTTTTCTATTACGCGATTGTAACAATAGTATACTTGCAATGTCAGCCGCGACATGCTTGTTAATTATATGGTTAAATGCCATTTCTTTTGTCAAGCGTCTACCATTATCTTCTGCTAGATATGTAGTGTCTAATGCACTGTTAAGTTCTGGATAAATTACTTCATTTGTTTTCCAATCTTGTTCTGGATCAATGTATGTAATTTTTACTTGATTAAAATGATTTCTTGTTCCGTTACCTTGTAGTTTTACACCTGTTACAATTTGATCCATTGTTACAGTGTATGCTACATTTGGTGTTGGATTTTGACTGTCTGTGTCATGTCCTGTATCGTGTAGTTTTAGTTTGAATCTACCTTGCACATAAGGCAATCCGCTACGAGCATTTGCTATGAATAATTTTGTGTTGTCCAACAAACTTCGTCCTGTGTCAATAACTGCATCACAAACTAACACTGGTCCTTTATTTCCATTAACATAAGTTACTTGTTGTGCATATTTGTCTCTTGCAGTTGAAAAACTTGCAAAGTTAATTCTGTTGTTTGCTAATCCTCTGCCGTATCTAGGATTACGCAAGTAATCAGCTATACAGTCTGCTGGATTGTTACTAAATGCTAAACTTGTTTCATTTTCGTATGTTGTTGCATGACTGTTTGTTAGTCCTGCCATACTTTTTACTTTTTTACCACGAATAACTGCTGTTACTTTTGGAATACCAGCGTAAGGATTTGCATCAGCGTCATCTTGGTTGTCTATTTTCTTCCATTCAAATCTACATGCAATGTAAGCCAATCCACTAAGTTTATAACTACTGTCCCAACCATTTGCTTCTGCTAATAAACTTGAATGTCCTTGATTGTCTGCGCCAGTAAACACTTGAAAACTAAATCTGTTAGCAAATCTACTGTCTGTGCTAATTACATCATCAATGTAAATGTCGCCAATGCTTTCAATTTCACCTTCACTGAGTATCAGTGCCATATACAAGTATTTGTTTCTAGTGCCTTGTGTTGCTAGGAATACAATCTTACCACCAACTTTTCTTGTGCCATACACTACAGGAATACTTTCAAGCATACCTGTTTTGTTTACAAGTATACCATCATTTTCTGCTTGTGCGTTTTGTGTTACATTGTAATCTGGTGTGTCAAACATTCCGCCGAGTAAGTCGGGTGCTAGTGCTCCTGCTACTGCACCAACGGCAGCACCAATAGCGGCAGCAGTTAGTATACTAGCCGCAATCAAGCCAGCTGCTGCTGCCCCTGCCGCTACGGCTCCCCCTATAACAGCACCAATCAATATGGCTGGTCCTGCGTATGCTGGTGCACTGAATCCTATTGTTAGTAGGAATGTTAAAAATAGTGCGATTAATTTTTTCAATGTGCTAATACCTTATAACTGTCTGTTCCTGTTTTAGTAAAACCTAAACCTTTGCATACACTTGTAAACTTGCCATTGTATTGTGCTCCATCACCTAAGTTTATATCTACTGCACCTTTGTCTGCGGCCCAGTCTGTTTGTGCTTGGACCATTTCACCAAACACACCTGTTTTTCTATACTCTGGAGCTATGTATGAATAACCAATTGTGCATCTTACTTTAGGACTCCAGTTTAGCGGAACTAACACTGCTATACAAAATCCTATGACTTCATTGTTGTATTCTGCTACAATTATATTTGCTACCATACCAATATGAAAACCTCTAAAGTTTTCAAAACAATAATCTGCATCAAATTCTGTGTGTTCACCAAACCAATGTTCACTGTGATATACTTGTGCTAATTCTGTAAGTTTTCTTAAGTCTGCCTCTGTTGCAGTTCTAATCATTACGGCTTTCCCCATTTTAAATCTTCCAATGTTATTGCACTGTATTTAAGTCCATTATCATTTGGGAAAAATGCTTTTTGACTTGTGTCATTTGTTCTTCTGCCGTTGTTTCTTTCAAAGTCATAAAACACACTTGCACTTGTTACACTTAGCGTTGATGTATCACCAGTTTCGTTAATTAAAAAACTTTGTATCTCACCATCAAACAACATAACAGGGCTGTCAATAATTTGTAACTGTTGATTAAAAAATACTCTGTATACTACAACTCGTCTGTCTACATAATCATTGTTTAGAAACAAACTAGTGTATGTGCTACTTGCACCACTTATTGCTAGATTAATTTGGTTAACTTTTGCTTCGCCTGTTTCTGTTACAGTATCAAAACTCATTAGTTCGCCATTTGCTTCATAAGTGCCACTACTGGCAGTATCTGTTGCAGTTACAACTGGTATACTTGCATTTGTAATACGCTTAATTGGGCTAAAATGCAATTCAACCAAATCTGCAAAACTAATAGCATCTTTGGCTAGTTCTGTTTTTATAAGTGTGGGTAAACCTCTTGGCATTAGAGTGCCTCACGCATGTCAAGTTCATATGTTGCAATGCTTGCCAAGCCTGTGTTAAACTCTTGCACATCATTGCCTAAAAATACTGTAAATTCAACATCTTTGTAGTCTATTTGCACACCACTGCTTACTGATGTTGTTAGTCCTGGCTCAATGTTCATTGTAGCACTACCACTGCTAAAATTTACATCATCTACTATCATGTATACTTTGTTTGCTCCTGTAAACTTAACAAAGTCACCTGCCTTAAGTGCACCTGTTAAATCTATACTACCAGCACTTAATTCAATTGCAGTTGCACCAATGGCCTCTGTGTTTACTGTAGTAACTGCTTGTGTTGTAAGTGCGCCATTTGTTGTGCTATAATCTGGAAGTATCATAGTAAAACTTTCGTATGCACCTCTTTGTTTTACTACAAATGCGGCTATGGGTGCCCATTGACTTCTGTTCATGGGCGGATATGCAGCAGTAAAACTCCAAAACTGACTTTGTTGTGTTTTTACTTGTCTGCGTCCACTAGTGCTTATTGTAGTAATATTTGGATTGTTACTTTTTATTGTAACACTTTGAAACGCGGGGCTTGTGGGTAATGTGCCACTCATTATACTGGACTCCTCTGACCTTTTTGTTGTGCGGCATCACGGATTATGTTTGTAATTGTGCCTCTTCTACTTACAAGCAATTCATCTACACCAGCAGCATCAACTGTGTTAATGCTAAAGTTAACATTTACTGTTTGTCCGCCGCCCATATTTCTGTTTGGTATAATTGTTCCTGTTTGGTTTGGAACAAACATTTCTGCGCCGGCTTCTCCCACCATATACGGTGTGCCTTTTTGAACAATTCCACCTGTTTTTCTACCTTGATACTGTTGGCTTTGTATTGTTGCAATTTGTATTGCACCAGCGGCTATAACTAAACCTGCTAACAATGGTCCAAATACACCACCCTGTGATAGTGCCTTAGTAGCACCAGCGGCAGTGTTCATAATTGCATTGGCAATGTTCAGTGCCTTGGCTGCTTGGAAAGCCGCTTTGTTTTGTTTACCAAGTTCAGTAAGCACACTCATGCCAGCCTGTTTAGTAAATTCAACTTTTTGTTTTTCTGTCATTTCTGCTAAGTCTAAGTTTTGGAACTGTCCACTTTTAAAAATGTCTACTTGTTTATCAACTTCGCTTTTTGCAATTTTTGCCAAATTCTTTTGATGTCTTGTTTCTAATTGTTCACGCAGTTTAGCATATTTGCCATCATCTTCAAGTTTGTTTGCGTAATAATCATTTAGTGTTTTTAGTTTGTCGTTGTATGCATTGACTTCAAGTTCTTTTTCACTTAAAAAACTTTCTTCAAGTGCAGTAAATTTCTTTTTAAGATCATCACTTACTTTATTCATACCTGGACCAGTTATACCACCAGCATTTATTGTTGGTATGTTAAGTGCAGTTTGTTTATTCCTGGATTGTTCAAGTTTCTTTTGTGCTTTTAAATATGCATCTCCTGCCTTTTCAGCAGCCGCAGCACTGTCTTCAAATATAGTTACTACTTCTTTTGGAACTGCATCAACTAGTGCATCTTTGAGTGCACCTGCTTTTTCTGTAACATATTCTAATCCATCTTTACCAAACTTTATAACTGTGCCTGTTAAGTCACTTGCATCACCATCAAATCTTTCAAGTAATGGTAAAAAGTCTGCTAATACATTGTATCCGTCAAGTGCAGTTTGAACAAAACTTAAAAATATTTCTTTTAGTTTGTTAATTACTTTGCTTACTTTGTCTTTTAGGAAATTGGCAAACTGTGCAAACGCTCTTCCTAAAACATCTACTACTGCTTTAAGTTGTGCAAATGTTTTTCCTAATCCATTATCAAATGCCAAGAAAGTTATCAAACTTGCTGCCGCTACTGCTAGTAGTCCAAAAGGATTTCTCATCATTGCTTTTGTTAAGCCAATAAAGTTCTTTCCTAATAATTTAACTGCACCTGCTAAACCTTTTGCGCCTAACACAACAGTTAGTCCTGTTGCCACACTTGCAATTAGTTTAAAGTTTTCAACAACTAAATTTGCTAGAAATTGCACGCCGTTTAGTGCTGCACCTAATACTTGACCAAATGATTCTGCCAAGTGTTGGTTGTTTGTGATTAATTCTGTAATTTGATTTAGCATGCCAGTAAACACTGGTGCAAATCCGCTACCTATGGCATTTTGACTGTTTTTGATTGCAATGCTGAAGTTACTCATTGATGTGCTTAAATTTTTGAGTCTTGCTTCTGTAGCCCCACCAAAGCGTTCTTCAATACCTTGACCAAGTGCTTCAGTTATTTTACGAGCACCTTCTGCAGTCTTACCAAACTCACTAATTTGTAGTCTTGTAAGTCCTAGTTTTTCTTCTAGTATACTAAATGCAGGAACACCTCTATCAGCAAGTCTGTTTAGTTCTTCTAGTCCTAAACCACCACTAACTGTTCTACTAAACAAGTCTGTGATTGCTTCAAGTGTTCCTACTTGGTCTGTTGTAACGGCTGCCGCATCTGTAAATGTTTTAATTAACTTTTCTGTTGGTTGTATACCACTACTTGCTAATTTTACAAATGTTTTGGATAAGTCTTCAACACCAAATTGTGTTTTTGTTGCTATTTTTTGTATTGCGGCAAAAGCCTGTGTGCCTTTGTTAGCACTACCAAATACACTACCTAGTGTAGTGTTTAAGTCTTCAAACCGTGCAGTTGTTTTTACAATACTTGTTGCAATAGCACCTGTAACCAACGCACCAATTGCCTTTGTTGCACCACTAATGCCTCGTTCAAACTCTTTAGTGTCTAATTTTAACCTAACGGTTTGTTCCATGGCGTTTAGCCTCCTCTGCTAACAGTTTGAAATGAGCTAACCATATAAACACTTCTGCTTTACTCATTTTGCCTACTTCTTCTAGGCTCATTTTTAGTTCTTGACCCAGCTGACACATTATACGAATGTCTGGATCTTCCCTTAGTTTTTTACTGTTTCGTCCAGGTCGTAGTCATCTTCAACTTTATTTAACTCCGTGGCAATCTTCACTAAAACATTAGGATCAACACTGTTTAATAAATGAACACGCTCTGCGGGTTGAAACATTCGTGTGCCATCTTCGTTAAGTGACCTTACAATTATTGTTTCTACTAGTGCTTCTACAACTTTACCTTTTTGGTGTAATTGCATAATTGCACTTTGGTCTTTAAATGCACTTTTTTCTTTGTAGTAGATTGTAGTATCCCATTCTTCTACATGTAATTCTTTCATTTCAGCATCTGTGTGCTTAAAATGTTCTATTGCTTTTGCTAATACTGGATTCTTTGTCATTTAATTTTGTTCCTTGCTTTTAAGTGCTCAAATGTAGGCTTTGTCATACCTCTTGGAGCCTGTTTGCTATGACCCTTATCTAAAAATACAATGTAAGGGACTGCATTGTTTATTATATAACCAAAGCGTCGTTTGAGTAATCTCCAATTACGCTTTGCTTTACCTGTGTCAACAGGAGTTAAGTCTTTAACACTACGAAAAATGTCGTTGGCTAACAATCTAGATTGTTTTTCTTCAAGCCTTTTTAATTTGGGCCTAAGTTTTGCGCCAACGACATTAATGCTTAACATGTTATTAGGCCACTACTTCTGAAGTTAATTCGCCTGTGCCTTGGAAAGTTAAACTTCCTGTCACAATACCATCAAA